GGCAAGCTCCTGGCCATCGTCGCCAAGAAGGTCTTCGCCTGCATCACCAGCACGGCCGGCGCATGGGCTGGCAGCTATCTCGATACCGGCACCGCTGCCGGCTATCTCGCTGTTCGTCTGCCGAATGGCCGTGTCATCGGCGGCGGCACTGTCACCAACGCGTAGTGACTGAGCTTGGGGTAGTGTCTCAGTTTGAAATTTCAGCCACGCGCTTTTTGTAGGAGCCGCGCTTTCCTGGCTTCGGCGCAACGGCGTCCATTTTCTCGCAAAGGTCTTCCATCGACCACAACGTCTTGGACACGCCAGCGGCCATTGCCGGCGTCATCTTCAACGTCTTGTGCCAAGACCGCCGTAATTAGCCAGACTGGCATGGCTCGTGTGCTAGGGCCGTCGGCGCGGATTTGCGAGAGAAAATCGAAAATCCCCTTAAATTTCAATGGGGGACCGGCGGCGCGGAACAGCCTCCCGCGACCATCCACGGTTTCGATGCAACGCTACTCATCGACGTAGGGTGTCGGGCTTGCGCCTTCAAATGCGATTTGAGATTTCTGAAATTTCAAACTGAGACACTACCGAGCTTGGAGGCAACAAGCTTTGTCCAAGGACGAACTGACACAGAAACAGGAGGCGTTCTGTCTCGCATACGTTGAGACCGGGAACGCCTCCGAAGCCTACCGCCGCTCGTACGATGTTGCGGATGAGACAAAGCCGGAGACGATCTGGAGCGAGGCCAGCCGGCTCGTAGCTGACCCCAAGGTGTCCGCAAGGATTATGGAACTGAGAGACCGGGCGAGGGAAATAGCGCTTGTCTCGGTTGGCTCACTCACGGACGAGCTCGAAAAGGCGCGCAGTCACGCGATGGCTGATCCCAAAGGTGCGGCGGCAGCGGTCTCCGCCATCATGGGGAAGGCCAAGCTCCATAAATTGCTCGATGACGAGAAGCAAAGCACTGGCGTTCATGTGAGCGTCACCATAGAATCCAAGGACGCCGCGATCCTGTGACATTCACCCTGACGCGGAAGCAGGAGGCGCAGCTCGCTCTAATTGCCTCCGATGCCACGCACATCATGGCTTACGGTGGCTCGCGCTCGGGCAAGACATTCGGGTTCGTGCGGGCAGTTCTGATCCGGGCTCTGGCCCACAAGAGCCGGCACGCAATCCTCCGCTACAGGTTCAACCATATCAAGGCATCAGTCATCCTCGATACCTTGCCGAAGGTCATGGAGCTTTGTTTCCCTGGGGTGGGGGATAAGAGCAAGCTGGACAAGACGGACTGGTTCTATTCGTTGCCGAACGGCTCGGAAATCTGGTTTGGCGGCCTCGATGAGAAGGAGCGCGTCGAGAAGATCCTGGGCAACGAATACGCGACACTCTACCTCAACGAGTGTTCGCAAATCCCTTGGGCCTCGCGCAACATGGCGGTCACTCGCCTAGCACAGAAGACGCCGCTCCGGCTCAAAGCCTATTATGATTGCAATCCGCCAGGTATGGCGCACTGGACATATCGGCTCTTTGTCGAAAAGCGAGACCCTGACAGGCGCACACCTGTAGCCAATCCATCCAACTTCGCGGCTCTTCTGATGAATCCGCAGGACAATGCGGCCAATCTGGACCAGCGATATCTGGAAGAATTGCAGGCGATGTCGGAGTCGATGCGCCGCCGCTTCTTCCTGGGGCAGTTCGCGGATGCATCCGATACGGCGCTGTGGACGCTGGAATTGCTGGATCAGCAGCGCATTGTCGATGGTGAAGTGCCAGAGATGGCGCGTGTCGTGGTGGCTGTCGATCCCTCCGGCGTTGCGGGTGAAGAGGACAAGCGCTCCGATGAGGTTGGCCTGGTTGTCTGCGGGCTCGGACGTGACGGGCGCGGCTATGTGCTTGAAGACTTGTCGGGCCGTATGGCGCCGGCCCAATGGGGCGAGGCGGCTGTTTCTGCTTTCGTGAGGCATGAGGCCGACGCCATCGTTGCGGAAGAGAACTTCGGCGGCGCGATGGTAGCTGAGATTGTCCGCTCGGCAGGGGCAAAGCAAGGGATACCGATAGCTTATCGCGCGGTGAAAGCCAGCCGGGGCAAGGTGGTACGCGCGGAGCCCATTGCAGCCCTGTTCGAACAGCAGAAGGTTTCGCTCGTCGGGCTGTTCCCTGACTTGGAAGACCAGCTCTGCGCCATGACAACAGCGGGATATGTCGGCTCTCGGTCGCCGGATAGGGCCGACGCCATGATCTGGGGATTGGCATCGCTGTTCCCGGCAATGACGAAACCCGACTACGGCATCACCGGACGGCGCACGCCAGTCGTGACGCTGGGCCATTCCAACATGAAGCGACGGAGAGCCTGAATGAGCGCTCTATTCGGCAAGAAGCCAAAGCCTGAACCGCCCACGCCCATGCCTGTGCCCGATGATGCGCAAGCGCGAGCCGCCGACCTTCGCCAGCGCCAGCAGATAGCGGCGCGCACGGGCAGAGCATCCACGATGCTCTCGCGCCGTCAGGGCGCTACGGGCTCGGATGCCGGCACCACGAGCTATGCGAACTCGCTCCTGGGTCAGGCCGGCTGATCTATGGACACTCGCGCGCGCGAACTGGTCACAATCGGCAATAAGCTGTTCTCCTCCAAGGAACAGTGGGATTCGCTGTGCCAGGAAATCGCCGAGAATTTCTACCCGATGCGATCCGACTTCATGCGTTCTCTCACGCTCGGGGATGACTTCGTAACCGACCTGATGGAGTCCTATCCGGTCCAGGCTCGCGAGACGCTTGGCAACACCATCGGGGCCTTGCTCAGGCAGGGCGAGTGGTTCAAGGTCCAGACCGGCTATGACGAGGTTGACGAGGACCCGGCAAATGCCCGCTGGCTGGAATACGCCACCAATCACTATCGCCGGCTGGTGTATGACCGCAGGGCGAATTTTGTCCGCGCCACCAATGAGGCGGACCACGATTGGGTAGCGTTCGGCAATCCGGTTCTATCCGTAGAGGAAAGCCCGGATCGTACGCATTTCCTGTTTCGGACCTGGCATCCGAAGGACTGCGCCTGGATGGTGAATGCGGTCGGCAAGATCGATCACAACCAGCGCAACATGCCCATGACGGCGCGCAACATGGTGATGCGCAGGGCTTGGGCCAAGAACCTACACCGTGACATTACAGAGGCGGCGAAGGAGAACCCGGCTCAGGAATTCAAGGTCCGCCATATCGTCCTGCCATTCGAGGAAATCTATGGCGACGACAAGGCCAAGCGGCGCCAGTACAAGGACAATCCGTATTGCTCGCTCTACATCGACTGTGAGCATGAAGCCGTTCTGAGCGAAGGCCCGCTGCCGGTCTTCAACTACGTCATTCCGAGATGGCGCACGGTATCGAGCTTCCCGCAGGCATTCAGCCCGGCCACGATCAATGCACTTCCCGATGGGCGGATGCTGCAATCGCTCGCTCGCATCCTTCTGGAGCAGGGCGAAAAGGCCGTGGACGCTCCGATGTTCGCACGCGGGGAAATCTTCCGCGATGCCGTGAACCGGTATGCGGGCGGCATGACCTATGTAGATCTGGAGGCGGACCAGAAGATTCAAGATGCCATCTTCACCGAGCAGCCGTCGAGCGGCCTGAGCTTCGGCATGGAGATGAAGCAGGACGTGCGCAATCTCATTGCGGAAGCGTTCCTGCTCAACAAGATCACGCTGCCGCCGCAGGAGAAGACCGCATTCGAGACGCAAGCCAGGCTTGAGGAGTATCGCCGGGCCATCCTGCCATTCACCGGCCCCATCGAGAGCGAATACCATCTCCCGCTGCTGGACATCGGATTCCAGATGGCAATCAGGAACAACGCCTTCAACATCGATGAGATGCCCAAGGCGCTGAGCGACAGGGATGTGACGTTTACCTTCGAAGGCCCGCTGAATACCGCTGAGGGCAGGCAGAACGTCCAGGCGTTCCAGGAATCGCTCCAACTCGTTGCCGGCGGTGCACAGATCGACAAGTCGGTGGCAACGCTCATCGACTGGAAGAAGGCCACCAAGGACGCCGTGCGCGGCACGCAGGCGCCTGCCGACTGGTTCAACGACGAACAGACGCAGCAGGACGCCCAGGACCAACAGAGCACGGTGGATGGCCTCACACAGGCGGCCACAGCGCTTCAGGGCGGGGCAGAGGTTGGCAAGAGCGTTGCCGATGCCTCGATGGCGCTCCAGCGGGCCGGCATGATCCAGCAACCAGCGGTGGCGGCGTGATGTACGTGGCTGAACATCGGAATGGCGTCTGGGTGATTGTTGGCCCGATAGGGCGTCTTTGCCAGTGCGTTTCGGAAAGCGTAGCACGAGAGACGGCGGCGGCCCTCAACGCCTATCGCGTCATTCATGCGTAGCTTTCTTCTGGCGCTCATTGTGCTCTCGGGCTGCGCAACGGATTCGCCGGATATGTCACGTGAAACATCACTGGCGATTGTGAAGCTCGTAAAGGCCAAAGAACTGAAACACCCATAGGAGGCAACTATGGCAATCGGGAAAGTCGTAGACTTCTGCTGCCGGTGGTTCGCTATCGAAATCGGATACAGCTCCAAGTATGATGCGACTGGCATTTGGCTCTTTGGCCCGCACCATAATCAGCGGTCCAGGAACGGTGCCCTCAGGAGTGAGTGCCAGTTCATTTTCTGGTGGCTTGACCAAAACGATAATAGACTTTGGCTCTGCCCATGGAAGGGCAATGAAGGTGCCTTTTGGCCCAAGCCGGGACGTCGCTTTCGGTTCACTCGATGGAAGATGGACCCGCGCCTGAAGCAATTCCCCGTGCGGCCTATAGAGTACCGTGATTTGCACATAGCAAGACACTCTCTGTCTGCCAGCCTCGCCGCTGCAATAGCCAGGGTGCTGGGCCTGTAATGGAAGCCCACGCTCCCGCTCCATACGACAAGGACGTTCTCATGGCGGTGCGCGCATGCATCGCCGGCAAGGCCAATGAAGGCCAGCAGCAGACGGCCATGGACTGGATCATCAACCAGGCCAGCAATTACTACGACCTGAGCTACCGCAAGCAGGACAGCCATGC